CCGGCGTACTTCGCCTCCTTGTCTCCAAGCCATCCGTAATTGACGGTTTCCACCTTACGCATCGGGGACTGGCGAATAATTTCCAGCATTTCATTCTTGATCAAAGGCGTTCCGTTCTTCTCCGCCATTGCAACGTAGCGCGATAAAATATTGTCCTCCAGTTCCGGTTTGGAAATTCCACGCGTGTGTAAAAACTTAAACAATTCGTCGACTGTCGCAAAACTCTCCGGCGTGTTGGGATCCATCATCTTCGCTTCCACATTGGAATAGAACACTGACTCCGCCGCCTCGGGCGAATCCGAAATAGGCTTCAAGGGCTTTTTCTTCACTGCCGTGGTTGTGGTTGCTATATCCTCGACAACCTCCTCCACAGGCTTTTTAGCTGTTAAGCCCAGTTTCTCGGTGATTGTCCTGAGAATACCTTGTTCATTTTTAGTTAAATTCTGTGCGAGGATCTTGGCCTTTTCCACACCGCCCACGGCCCAGATAGGAACTTTTCCTAAAAGATTGGCCACTTCCACTTCTTCATAGCCCGCGTCCTTCGCCGCTTGAAAAACGTCCCTTTTACTTGGAATACTTGGAATCTTTTTAGTTTCCTCAAACAAGTCCAAGTCCTGAGGTAATTCAAATGGACTAAGATCCAAATCCAATTCCTTTAAATCAAAATAAGGGTCATCCCCCGCAACCCCTGAACTCAATTCCTCGGGATCCCCTCCGTAAGCCAGACCAGGTGGTGGGCCAACAGCAGGTGTTGTGTCTTCACTGTACAGTACAATATCTTCCTTATCCGCCCATCCCTTGATGATCTCGTCCACATCTCCAGTTGGTTCTATTGTTTGAGGACCTTCATGACTTTTGGAAGAAATCTCTGCTATATGGTCTGCCATTTTTTCTAATTCTTCTTCATTAATATTTGCTGTTGACGCCAATGTATGTATCACATTAGCTCTCATTGGGTGTTTTGGATTTGTAAAGAAATTAAGCATTCCTTTTACACCGTATCCTTGAACTAACCATAAAGGCTCCAGAACTGGCAAGAACTCCGTAAGAAACTCCGTTGAAACGTGAAGCATTTTTTTCCAGGGAAGCTCTGTAACTTTAGATTTAAGACGAATGTCTTTAAAATCCTCGCTGGTCAATGCTCCTCCCATCCCTTCATTCATTTCAGCGACCTCTGCTTGTACAATCTCGTCCGTTGTCATGCCTTCCTTATATTTGTCGCTTCTTTCTCTAAAATGCTGTGCCGTATGACCAAATAGGGCTTCTGAAATATTCAAAAGCAATCGGGGAGAGGCTTGTGCGTAGGCGGATGCTTTCTGAACAGTAGATGATTCAGGGTCTTCGATAATTGCATCAAGCTCCGCAAATGTTCCTGGATCCCAGTCTTCTCCTGCTATTTTTTTAACAGGATTGGCTAGGCCTTCAAACACATTAGCAATACCTGTAGCAACACCGCCCTCCAATGTTTGTCGCGTTTTTTTGGCGTTTTGGTGTTTTTCCCAATCCGTCAACTCTCTTTGTCCCCAGAACTCGGGTTTTACACGAATGTCCTTTTTCAGCCATTCATTAATTTTTCCCAGTACGCCTGGTTCTTCCGTAATCTGTTCCTCAAAAATATCTACATCATCCGCCATTATTATATCCTATCACTTCTTCAATCGAAGCGAAACCCCCATCTGCGTATTCAAATAATTGTTTAGCTATGTCTGGAGGTAACTCTCCACCAGCGGCATCAATGAAAGGTTGGTACATCTGACCGACTTCTTCCGCTGTTTTTTCTAGTGATTTTCCAGCGCTAGGCAGATTCTTCTCATATACAATGAAATCAGTTTCAATGAGTTTTTTAGTAGTATCATCTAATTGCAAATAATCTATCAAGCGTACATTAGAGGCTGTATTGTCCCCTGTCTTGACTACAACGTGAGGCATTCCAATTCCAAAATCTGTGTTTGGATTTGTTTTTTTAAAATTATTAACAATAGTTTGTATGTCCTGTTTTATATCCAGTGCTTCTCTGTACTTTTTATTTATTACTAAGTTAATCATTTTTTCATTAAGTTTAAAAACCTCGTCTTCCATAGCACTTTTATTTTTCACTGCGGCGTTCACTGGTGTCATACCAGGTGCGAGTGTTTCCCCCTTATGGGATCCTTTTATAATCAGTCGTAAATTAGGTTTCTGATTTGTTCCACCAAAACGAATAGGTGTAATATGATCAATATCAAACCCTCCTGCTACATTTTTCTTAATAGGCTCTAAAAAATCACTTATTATAGGATCACGGTATATGGAAGATTTAGCGGAATTCCATGTTCCATCAAGATCCAGTAATTGGGTTTTTGCGTGCTTTAAGGCCAATCCCGTTGTCCTGTCCCCTATGGCAGTTTGTTCCCAAGCAGCTTTATTGGATTGTATGCCTCCTCTGGTTATATCTTTTTGTACACCACTTGCACCATAGCGCAGGGTGGTGGGAAGATGCTCTAGTTTTATATTGCTTCCTTGAAAGTCAAGCATTAGTTGCGCCAAATCTCTATCAGTCTGATATTTATTACTGCCTCCCGTCCCCTTAAAGGTACCGGGAAATATTTGTTTATATTCATTTGCAAATGCTCTACTAAACTCCTGGTCACTCCATTTATAATTTTCTGGTTGTAAAGCTTTGGTATTTTCCAAAATTTCAAGAATCTTTCTTTTTGTGTGTAGGGAAGGTATTTTCATTACATACCCCGTATCTGGATCTATTCGTTCGGGCGTCAACGCCTTTATAATTTCTTTATTATCTTGAGTTGTACTTTTAACTTTAAACTCTTGTGAAAGTATACCGCTCTGAGGTTGAGTTTTAATCCAGTCCTTGTATTTTATGCCAGCAGCATTTTCTACGCTCTTCCAATTATGACCAACATAACCGAGCTCATTGGCCACCGCTTCTTTTGTTTTTTGACCGGAAGCTATTAACTCAAACTGTTCCAGTAAATGTTTTTGTTTATCTTCAACACTTAAAGCGTGCCAGGGTTCTCTTTTCTTTGGATCAACCTTGGCTTTGGCTCTTTGATACTTTTCTTGTGCAGGTGTCTTAATGATTTTTTCTTCAAAGATATCTACAATATCTTCCGTAGCGGGTTTTGTTTCAACCTTGGTTTTCGCCGGTAATTTTTCCACAGTGGAAGGCTTTTTTTTAAATCCTTTAATTAAATCTATTAAAGCATCCAGGCCATGTTTTGCAACCGGAGCAACGGCTTCAACATATTTTAGTAAGGGGTATGGGTTTCCCATTAGTAATACTGTCTTGGTTCGATATACATCGGCTCATCCTTGTAGTCGGATTCGAGTTGAACAAAATTTCCCTGACGGAAGCGCAGGAGAGCCTGCGTGGTTGAATCCACTAAATCATCATGCTCACCATAAGGGAAAGCGGCGCATTCTTCAATCACTTCCTCCGCCCACCTCTCGTCCGGACACCATATGTGCCCCGCCTCGAAAAGGGGAGCGACCGAGTTGACGCGGACATGCTTGTCCTGTCCCTTGCTCGGCGTATAGGTCACAACGGGTATGCCCACCTGGCGCAGCTCGTGCGTCAATGGCAGTCCGCTGGCCTTGGCCTCAATCAGAATTGTTTCGGGTTCCCAGTACTTGTACTGTTCCAGCGCGATCCTTTTCAGTTCGGGAAAATCCCACCTTCCCTTTCGCATCGCCACCAGGATCAGGTGAGGCGGTCCGTGCTCCACGGGACGGAAAACACCCCACGTGGTAATGGCACTAAAGTCCGCCGTTTCCTTTTTCGAATAGGCTGTATCCAGGCTCTGGATGACATGCACCAAATCGGGAATCTTCTCCCTTGTCCACATCTTCCACCATTCCCGCTTGATGATTGATCCTTCCTCACTCGTCGGAGCCTGCTGCCACTGGGCTTGCCACTTCTGCTCGGACAGGGACGCTTTCACGCCTTCCAGTTCCTTCAGATTCCAGTACTCAGGCCACATCGGCTTGTCATTAAGGATGGCCGGAAACTCCACAATCTCCCACTGATCCGCCTTCGGCTCGCTCTGGGCTTTGAGAAGCATTCCCGTCAAATCCTTCATGCTCCATCTCGTCATGACAATAACGATGGCACCACCAGGCTGAAGCCTCTGCCTCGGTCCTGAGGTATACCATTCCCATGCGTTGTCCAAAGCTGTCTCAGAAAGGGCATCCTGCTCGGAGTGGGGATCATCAATGACCAGCAAATCGGCTCCACGACCGGTGATCGCGCCCCCCGTTCCCGCAGCGAAGTACTCCCCGCCCTTGTTTGTCTCCCAACGGCCCGCGGCCTTGGAATCCTGTGATAAAGTCACACCAGGGAAAACATCCTTAAAATCCTGTTGCTCAAAAAGATTACGCACTTTTCTACCAAATCGATAGGAAAGCTCTGCGGTATGGGTAGTTTGAATAATTTTTAATTTAGGGTTCAGCCCCATCATCCAACCAGGAAACAAATTAGAAGCAAACTCTGATTTGGTATGTCTAGGAGGCATATTAACAATTAAGCGTTTAATCTCTCCACGTGAAACAGCTTCAAGTTTTTTTGCAATAACACGATGATGTGAACCTACAATAAATTCAGGCCATACTTTTTTTACAAAAGTTAAGAAGGAGGAACGGGACTCCTTAGCCACTTTTAGTTGAAGATTCCTTAATTCATATTTTAATAAGTCAGTTGGAATTGTTTTTGAAATCATAAAAAAGTTATAACATAATCTCTGTTCGTGTAAAACTCTCCACTAAAGGGAAACTCTCGAGCGACCAGCTGCATTTAGGGGGTGTAGGGGTGTTAACATACTGTATTTGGTGTTTGAAGTCGATCGTAAGTACCTAAAGCTCTGGAGGAAGCAGGCGGAGTTGCCTGTTCAGGCATAAAAAAAGGGCGGATAAACCGCCCTTCTGCCAGTCCCCTAGAGGAAACTATTCAGTATCGTGTACAAATTCATAGGACTTGATCCAACAAATAGATAAAATTATCAACACTACATCATTAAGTAGTGTGTATTTCATAAAGTTATAGTCGGTTAATAGGAAAGCGATCATTAAAGAGCAAACCATTAACATAATCATTTTAATATGTTTATTCATCTGTTTTGAAACTCCCTCATCTTAGCTTGACCATTAGCAATTAAATTCTCTGCCCAAGCCTTAACCTCTGCACTTGCATTGGGGTTAAGTATTAATTCCTCAACCTCTGACTCTAACCATTTATAGAGTGCTTTCCAATTCAAATTAATAGTAATACTTTCTTGTTGGTTATCAACATCAGTATTATTAGGATTAGTTGGTTGAGTGTTTTGTCTTAAACCGATTGTCTGATTTAAAACTGTTAGTCTATTTTGTAAGTCATTATTATTATCTGGCATTTATGACCTCTCTTTCTATCTACCTTATTAATCCCATTACATTTGATAGTCAAACTTTAATTTATCTTTTTTCTTTTTATTTTTTTACTTGACAAAAGTCAGAACGCCGTGCGGGGAACTTTACTATACTATAGTACTCCAAGTTTCTTGGGTGACAATGGAATGGAGGTCAGCTGCTGCCAGCTGCGCGGGAACACTACTACTATAAAGCAAGGAATTCCCTGGTTTCAATGGAATGGAGGAACACAATCTTCCACACCCCCTGGGGAAGCCTTAACTATACTAATACCCACTTCCAAGTTTCTTGATCGACAATGCAATGGACATAAAAAAAGGGCAAAGTTTCCTTTGCCCTTTTTCACCAGAAAATAATATTAAACAGCTAATTGAAAATCAGATAATTCTCTAGTTGAGTAACGACCAGAATCTATAGCCACTCGCTTGTCATCTATTGCCATAGCTTGAATAGTTTTATATTGTGTTGGAACTTTGCATTTGTGGTATTCCAACTCGCCAAGTTTTTCTTTTACTAAAGCAGTATCAATCTTTGCACCAATCTTTTGAGAGATATGTAAAGAGTAATCTTTGCCATGTAAGAGGTTGGCGTTTTCGCTGATACCCATATCAATTAATAATTGACGATTTACTTTTAAGAAGTCAGCGATGATCTTTTGCATTATTAACGCTCTGCCATAAGCGTCTGCAATTTGCATTTTAGCTTTCTTGCTCATATTCTTACCTTGATGAGCTTTTTCTAAAACACTTAATATATTAACAGCTTTTGTCATTTGTTATCCTTTCGACTTTCTAGTTAATTATATCCCTTATATATTATCCCACTTCATTTGTCAATAAAATAATTTATTTATTTTTCCAACCGACCTTCCACTCACCTGCTGGGCTTCGGTATACTATACTAGACGAGGAAATTCACCGAGTTCCAATGGAATGGAGGTAGCTGCGCCCGGGGAAGCACAGTCATCACGCAAATAAGGGCGGAAATCCACGAATGTAGCTGATGGAGATGTTCTCTTCATGCCTGGTCGGCGAAGACTCACCATACTAAAGGGCAGAAAACAACGAAACGTGGTCAATGGAATGGAGCGACTGAAGTGCCGGTTCCCGTGGGCCCATCCTAAACTATACTATAGACAGGGGAAATTCGCCCGATGTACAATGGAATGGAGATATTCTCTTTATGCGTGATCCCGTAAATACTTTTCGGGATCACGCATAGGAAATAGTTTACTATGCAGCTACGGCGACCAGGGAATCGTAGTCCAGTCCACCAGGTTCATGAGCCCAGCAGCCAGCAGGATGGTAAACGCCAGGACCGGCTGCGGGAAGCAGAGAAATGCGCCAATGTAAACAATTAAAAGAATGTAGAAGTAATGCAAATTAAGTCGCCTCCACCATATCTTCCAGATGACTCCACGCTTCAGCATGCTGCTGCGGGCTCAGGGTCACCTTAGCACCGTCGTACCAGTCCAGGTACCAGTATTCAATGCGATGGACACTCTTATCCGGATTAATGTAGATCCTGAACTCATCGCCAGGGCCTCCCCAGGAGAGCTGCCAACGCCAGTAGCCTTCAAGTTGGTCGTCCCAGGTCTTCGGCTCCACGTAATCAAAGCAAAGCCCCTCCACTGTCTTGAGATCTTTCAACCTGTCTTCAAATTCTCCTTGAACCAGCTGCGCGCAGCTATGTAAACGTTTTGTACTTGTGTTCATTCTTTTCCTTCCTGTTTTAATGCGTCCTTTTCACGGTATATTAAACGGTTTCTAGAAGCGGACGCAGTCTCCTGGTCTTCAGGCCTAGGCTATTAGTGCTCACCTGATCCTGTTACTTATATAGTCCCACTTTATCCGTTAGTCAAGGGTAAAACCAAAAGAACTTCCGTCACCCCAGTCAGCTGCTGCGTGCGTTGAGAGCTCCTTAACTATACTATACTAGCCACCGAAGGCGAGCAATGGACAATGGACAATAAAAAAGGCGAGGATTGACCTCGCCTTTAAGGAGTTAATAGTGAAAAAATATTTTTTAGTTTTCGATATAGCCTCCCCCATTTTGAATTTCAGCTTCCCGATTTATTCGGTTGGCTCTGTCTGCTCCCTCTTTCATGGGAGGAACAACAGAATTATAATGCCCTAGAATCTTTTCCAGCGTTGCATTATTTCTATTGAGAGCTTCGGTAATGCCTTTTAATGTGGCACATACCATGTCCATATTTTCATCAGATAATACCATATCTTTCTCCATTTCTGATTATTAGATTTCTTTATACTCCCATCTTATCCCATAGTCAAGTTTTATTTTTTTTATTTTTCCTGACTGAAGTGCCAGTCCTGCACAGGGACCATCCCTGACTATACTACAGTAGAGTGGCGAGAAACTCGGGCAATGGACAATGGAGATCCCTGACCAGCTGCGCGCTGCTGCGTCCGGATCGTCGCTCATCACCCTTGAAGATGGCGGAAATCAGCCAATGCAAATTCAACAACCACCTGCTTCCCCGGGAGGGACTGGGCTGGGGAGCTGCACCTAAATAACAAATAAGTGGCGGAAAACGGCGACAATGCGTAATGGAAATGGACACTTCCCGTGCGGCATCCTGCCTGGTACGCCGGACTCACCTTATACTACCGCAGTTCGTGGCTGTTTTTCGCCAATGGACAATGGAGAACATCTCCTGACACAGGATGCGCCCGGAAGACCGTCCCATTTTATTACTGACTAGGACTGGGCTGGGGGAATGGGCAATGCAGAATGGAGGAAGAGGGACGCCAGCTGCTCCCTGGGCCAGGGAACCAGTGGGAATGACCAACTGGGCGTGGCCAATGCGCCTTCGCTCGCAATGGAATGGACAACGGCTCCTGGAAAGACACAGAGTAAGCTCTGAGAGAGGGTCTGGGCCATGATAAAACTTCTGCCACCACGCAAACTATACTTATAGTTCCACATTATTTGGTGAGGCCGTAAATTAATCTTCTTACTTGTAATTACTTTTAGTTCCACCCAGAAAGGAATGCTGTCTTTTATTCCATGAACATCAGGAACACCAGGTGTAGCCCAATTCTCAAAACGAGTCCAAAATATATCTGGCATATTTTCTTTCATCAAATGCCAAAGTTTAGACTCTGGTTTCATTAAAAAATTAAAACTAAAATTACAATAATGACAAAAAGTATTTTCCAGCTGCCCCACATCAAAGAAGCAATAATCAACGTCCACCACTCCCTGTCAACATCAGCAGTTATTTTATCTTTGCAATCCCCTAAAGGAATTGAATCTCTTTTATCTACCATGCGCATACCTCCTCTTGTCAATATTCTTGGACAACTCATATAGTTTATCCGTCCACATAGCACAACCAACTACATCACCTACTAATCCTCTGGCTTTTATCATTTTCTTTAAACGCTTTACACGCCACCAGAATAACACTTCCTCCTTATCCATAGGGGAAATAATTTTACCATTGGTACTCATTTACTATTTGCTCCAACAATTTCCTGTGCTTTGGTTAAAGCGTCATTCCAGCCCTTATTGTATTCACTTGTTTTTTGATCTGCTACCATTTTATCGAGTTCGTCTAGCACATTTTGATATTCCTCCTCTGGTGTATAATCAGCGTGTGCCCAATTAACCCGAGTATTGGTTTCAAGCATCTCTCTTATTTTTTCAATTATTTCTTTGTCCGTCATGACTTTCTCCCTTTTTAATGATGCCTGGCAACAGACTTTGGTCTAGGCCACCCTTGCAGTTTTATCCTAGCTTCATCTAGCTGGGTGCAAAAAAAGTACCAGGCACCGTGTTTACTGTCTTTTTTTTATATGTGCTACAGCTACACATGATTAGTATATACTCCCACTTTATTAGATAGTCAAGACTTTTTTTCAACTTTTTTCATTTCCTTTAAAACCTCGAAATCAGCTGCAATACTGTACTGTTCTTTAAGCTGTTGCAACTTAGCCTCAACATCATCCCGGCTCATTGAATCAATCGTTCCTGTAAGAATTTCTTTTTTGTCAACATACAATCCTGCGATCTGACCTCTCCGAGTCTCTGCCGTCACCGCAGCATTCCAATTCCCTGACGTACTGGCCTGATCCCTAATTCTTGCTAATGTAGAAAGTGATCTTTCCTGTGTGCATTTGTACCTTTCAACAATGGCCCTTCGCTCATCTTCAATGGCTTTTGCAACCAATGGAAACTTCTGAGGATTCTGCAGCTCCGATGCACGAACCACGGCAGATCCTTTTGCGTATCCAGCCTCAATGGCACAATGCATGGCAGTTTTTAATCCCTCAGAATGGACTAACAATATAATAAATTTTCTTTGTTTCCCTGTAATCTTGGGATCAAACAAAGAATCCGACAAACCAGAGGGAATAGTCACTTCTTTTGTTTCAGTTTGTTTCTGTTGTTCCATAAAAGCTTATTTATATAGGTGTTTTTTACCAGACATTTGCATAAAATGCAAAAAATCAAGCTTTCTGTTTTCGGTTTGCTAAAAAGGATACTTTTGGATACCTCTAATAATTGTTAAAAGTAACCTTTTTTTGGTAGCTGATAAGGGATGACACCTGGATACCTCAGATACCTCTATTTCTGGTAAAAAATAAAAAAATATTTTTCTCTCAGTAAAAACAGCTATAGGAAACCCCTATTATGAAAAGAATACGGGATTTTCCCTTACATTCTGTAATAATCTATCTAAAACTTCTCTGCCTTCAGTAAGAATTATTTCCCACTCATTTTTTGTATAGGCGCGGTCGTGGATAGGGTTGTAAAATTTAATGGATATGGTGCCACACTTAGTGCAGCTAAATATTTTTCTTACCGGGCTGTTTGGTAGGGATGTTGACATTTAATCTTCTCACCTTGTGTAATGGAAATGGAATAACATTGTCAGGCAAATCTTTCCTGAAATACACGGTATCCATAAGTTTAAGAGATTCTTCTCGTTCGCGGTCCGAGAGCCGCGTAGCAAGCATCGTGTCCAACAAATCCCGCTGGGCTATGCTTTCCAAAATTTCCTTGTTACTTTTCATAACGCCTCCTCTAGATACTGCCCCCCGTAAGATTCTTCATCTGAACAGGGGCAGTAAATTAGAAATGAACGGCGTTAGTATAGCCTAAATCCTATTTTATTTCAATGGCTACATTCCATAGGGGAGACGCCGACGGCATGAATCACAAAACCGATCAAAACGGGAATGGATCTTGAACTCCTTGAGACAGATGTTGCAGTCCCTTTTCCCGATGACAGGCCCTTTGTAGACTCGGGCCATGTTGTTTTTTCTCGTTGTTTTGGGAGCAGTTCCCCACTTGACGCGAAGCCTGTGAATCTTTCCAATCACCGCATTCCTGGACATGGTCAGTTTATCGGCGATCTCTCTGGATGAGAGTCCCGTGTCCATCAGGTTTTCCAGGTCTTTTGTTTTCTCCTCTGACCAGTTCTCTCTCATGAAGTGTCCCGAAAAGTATTTACGGGATTATGTATGATCCTGAGTTTGCGAAACAAGGTATGATCGAGGCACGGGCCGTGGTAGTAGGTCGTTGACCACTTGTTCTTCCAGTTCTTATCCTCATACGTTTGGGAAAAAAACTTGTCCGCGGGGACTTCTCCCTTGGAGCTGCAGGCCTTGCATTGAGCCGTTGTTTTCTCCGCCTCGAACGTGTGCCTGGTGAAGCCATTTCCCTTGCAGTT